ATAGTATTAAACTCATAACCAACAAGACGATAATACGAACAATGTCATATAATTACAAACGAAAAATTTCATCCATTACAAAAATCACTAAATCGGTTAATTCAAATTGATTATACGGTTCGTATTAGTGCATTAACTAATTTATCTTAGGCAATAAACTATGTCAACTTACGTTATATCACACACAAACGGAACAATTTACGCAACTCTTGCGACAGGAGTAGTAGATACAAACTTGGGTATATCACTGTTGGGTCCAAACTATGTTGGTTATGGGCAGGCAATTGCTAATAACTTTGTAAGATTATTAGAGAACCAAGCCAATAATACCGCACCGACCTTTCCAGTAACAGGACAGCTTTGGTATGATACATCCCCCTTCTCAAACGGTGGTCAGGTTTTAAAGTTTTGGGACGGCACAAAATTTAAACCAGTATCAAGCAGTGAGTTAGGTCAGACTCCTCCGCCAGCTCCTTTAGATGGAGACCAATGGTGGGATACAGCAAACGACCAACTTAGTGTGTGGAATGGTTCTTCTTGGATGTTAGTGGGCCCAGGATATAAAAATGGAGCAGGCGAGGGAATTTCAGGAATATCTAATACTATTTCTCCCTTGAGAGACACTAATGCTCAACTTCACATTACTGGAAACCTACAATTAAATGCAAATACAGTTGCCCTTATAAGCAATGATACATACACACTACAGGACCCAATTGCAGGCATAACCTCAGTGGTGCCGGGGATTAATCTAGCATCAGGAACATTTTTAAATGGAACAGCAACAAATTCTCAGAATCTTGGTTCTTATCCATCATCTAACTATTTAAGAAATAATATTCCGGGAACAATGTCAGCAAGTTTGTCGGTCACCGGAAATCTTACTATAGGTAATCTGTCACCAATAATTATGTATTCTGATCTATCTAATAATCAATATATAAGTTCCTCGTCGACAATAACCTTGATGTCCGGAAATGCTGCCATAACAGCAAATGCATCAGCAAGCACCTTTACTATAAGCAACGAGCCAACTATCCCCAATTCTATCGCAACAAAGAATTACGTAGATACACAGGATTCGTCCTATCAACTTGCCGCAAAATTATACACAGATGCAAATATTGCAGCATTGCGCGGAACTATTCTAGGAAATACTATTTCAACTATTGGTGGATTATCTTCTGCTATGGGAAATGATCCAGTCTTTGCAAGCAGCATATATAGCCAAGTTAATGCGCGAGCAATGAGCTATAATCCAATGTTTACAGGAACTGCTATATTTTCGGGAAATATTTTACCTCAAGGAAATGTATCTACAGACATTGGATCAGCTGCTTACAGCTTTAGGCACATCTATAGTCAAGCAATTAGTTCAGTTTTTGCTGATCTTGCAGAAAAGTATAAAGCAGATAATAACTACGATGCAGGAACAGTTGTTATTTTTGGCGGAAGTGAAGAAATAACTGTCAGTGACACATACTGTGATTCTCGAATTGCTGGCGTAGTGTCAGAGAATCCAGCATACACGATGAATGAAGCATCTTCGGGCATTGCGATTGCGCTTACTGGTAAAGTTTTTTGCAAATTTATTGGGCCAGTTAAAAAAGGTCAATTAGTTGTTAATTCAACTAGAAACGGTGTTGCTACAGCACTTTCTGATAAAGTTCACTGGACTCCTGGTTGCGTTATAGGAAAAAGTCTTGTTGATGATACTAATCTCGGATTAAGAAATATTATGATCGCAGTCGGGCGATTCTAAGGATAATAAATGTCATATAATATAACACTCAGTGATGGATCTAAGCTAACAACAGTATCTGATGGAACAACGGATACTACTAGCACAAGTTTAACTCTAATAGGTAAAAACTTTGCGGGTTACGGGCAGTTTTTAAATGAAAACTTTGTTGAGATGCTTGAACATTTCTCAAACTCTGTCTCCCCATCAAATCCGCTGCAAGGTCAGATTTGGTGGAATTCTACAACAAAAACATTACAGGTATGGACAAGCTCTCAGTGGAAGAGTGTATCTAGCACAACAACATCTGCAACAGCACCTCCATTGCCCAACTCAGGTGATTTATGGTGGGATACTGTTAATCAACAACTTAAAGTATGGAACTCAGCGACAAGCTCGTGGGTTGTTATTGGGCCAGCGTATAGTTCATCTCAAGGACTAACAGGCGCAGTTGCCGCGGTAATCTATGACACACCATCAAATAACAAACACGTGGTTATTGAGTTTTGGGTAGGCGGATATATTCTAGGTATTTTAAGTGGTGCAACCAATGACCCGTCGGCAAATAGTCCATATCTACTGTCATCACCTATTGCCGGTTTTGATTATATCTATCCAGGCCTAAACCTATCAACTACCAATAAACTACAATATAATGGAGATGCAACTAATTCAACTGGTCTAGGCCCAGCCGGAATTACTCCTTACATATCGTATGCCCAGTATTTAAGAAACGACATTGATGGAACAATTGACGGAAATCTTAAAATTTCTCCTACTGGTATCCTTGGATCAAATTTGATTATATCTGGATCAGGAACATCATCTATTAATGTTGAAAATACTACTTCTAACTCCGATGTTATCTTCTCAGCAAATGTCGGAGGTATTCAAACTACAGAACTAACATTAGATGCGACCAATGGAGTAGCAACAGTACCAAATATTTCACCTGTCTCGATTGGAACAAGCATTGCTAATAAAAATTATGTAGATAATTCTAGTTATCAAGGCGCAATAGTTAGTACAAAATCATCAAATGTTTCTGTGTCGTCATCAACAATCAATATTGCGGCGGTTTCCTCAGCATATTCGTCTGCTGAGTTTCTAATTCAGGCTTCTAGCTCAACGGGAAATATACAACTATCAAAGATACTTGCTATCAATAGTGGCGGCAATAGTTACTCCACTGAGTACGGCACAATTACTAACGGAACTGGTCCTGCAGCAGTTTTTTCGACTATTATATCTAGCGGCATGTTGCAATTAGTAGCGACTCCGACAACTGGAGCAGGACAAGTAACATACAAAGTAAACATTACGTCAGTAACTCAATAATAAATAACTAACTGGGGAAAAGGGAACCGGTAATATGACAAATACTACAACAAAATTTAATGCGAAAAATGGTTTATCTGTTGGTTCACCGCCGATAGACATAGTTACCTCTACGGGCGACATATCAATGGCCGGAGATATTACTGCTCATAATATTACCTCTACTGGCACAGTTACATTATCCGGTAGTTTAAGAGCACCAGGAACAATTACTGCTGATACTAGTATGACTTCTCCTGCATTTCACGGTCTTGCTGACAGCGCATCTAATTTAAGTGCTGGTTCAACAATGTCAATACCATACCAATCTGCTACTGGAACTACTGCATATCTGGCTGCTGGGACAGCAGGGTATGCACTAACATCACAGGGTGCAGGATTAGCGCCTACTTGGAGTTTTTTAAATTCTTTGCCGGTCGTCGCGCCAGGAACAAGTTATACTTCTGGGACAAGCACTTCAACTAATGGAAGTTATAGTATTGCTGTACCAGACACTTCTGCTGATACTGGGTATTTGCAGGGTCAACAGGAATGCTTAAATTATCGGATCGGTCAGTCGGGAACATATTACATATATTTTGGTGGAGGAGGATGGCATTACTCTGATTACTATATCTATAAAAACGGTGTCTATACTGGTTATTATCACGGTACGCCGAATCAACAGGTAACTTATTCTGGATATAATATACCCTTTAATGCGGGAGATACTATTCAACTTTTTGCTGCAAGCAGAAGAGGAAGCGATTACCTATATCAATCAAGTGGCTTGTTATATATACAAGCAAATTGGATCACTATATATAAGGGTCCGCAACAGTTAACCCGAGGAACACGATAAGGATAAAATATGTCATATTATATAACCGTAAATACAAGAACTAATCAAATCACTAATCTATACTCTGATCAAACAGGATATGCTACCCCTGTATCTGGTGCAATTCCTATTACTGATGTAAATGCAGAAATAGTAAGAACTGGATTCTATAAATATCAATATGTAAACGGGTCTATAGTTCCTTACACCTTGCCCATTGAAAGCACGGCACTTGAACCAAATATTGCCATACAACTTGCAGTCACCGAACAAATAACTGTTCTGACTAACGCATATGATTCTGCTATTGTGGCAAATATTTCATATATGGGAACAAGTTTCCAAGCCGATACTGCTAGTCAATCTACTTTAACAAGCGTATTGTCAGCAGCGAATGGTTCATTACCACCTAACTTTTATTGGGTTGATATTACAAATAACCAGATACCAATGAATATAACTCAACTTAAGGGGTTGGCAGATGCAATATTTAGTCGAGGATGGACTGCCTTTCAACATCTACAGACTCTAAAGTCAGAGGTTAGAAATGCGACGGCCGCAGCACAAGTAAGTTCAATAGTTTGGTAACTAGAGTAACTTTTCTAAGGTAGCAATCTTGTCGACAATGACTTTGAACTTGAAAGTGCGCCAAACTCCAGGATGAAGTGGCTTCGGATGATCCTCTAAGTTGACCCAACAATATCCTCTATGCTCATCGTTTAACTGAGGAACAAATTCATCGTCAACTGAGATTAGAAAAGTGTAATAAATGAAGTGATGATTGTCAGCAGTGAATGTCTCAATAGGGATTGTCTTACATTGACTTAGATCAACATTTGCTTCTTCGAGAATTTCACGATACAAGGCTTCGACGATTCTTTCGCCGTCATCAATTTTACCTCCTGCTAACCCCCAAGATCCAGCATATTTGGCACCATCACGCAATAAGAAAAGATACCTTTTTGTTTTTTTCGAATAGATTAAAGCACCAACACCTTGTTTTACTTCAGTGTTGAGAGAACTATTGTCCATTGACCCGGCTCGTACTTGCCCTCCACTGATCTCGTCCATATTTTTTCTGTTGGCATCCATTTGAATTGTAATCCTGATTTAGTATTAATGTTAGTAACGTATTTAACATCAACCGTAGTAGCCGCGGAAAAAGCAACAAACCAACCGGTTCCGTTATATTCAATGATGTCGTTTTCTTTTGCCCCCGGAGAAGGTAGCCCTGCCCAAGCATCTGCTACCCCAATGTCGCTTAGAATTAAATATCGTGTGCCTATCGGAACATTTTTGAATGTTGAGTCTACGGGCATATTATATGGATCAATAATAGCGTTTACTGGGTCAAGAGTGTTTGTTGGAATCGTATCAATATTTGGATTAAACAGCAACAAAGCAGAATCAGTTGGGTGATATGATACTGTGCCTACCACAATATTTCCTCCTGGCTGGGTTAGTTGAACTTGAGATGTGCCATTCACTAAATTTAAACCATAAGAGTCAATCAATGTTTTCCACGAATCAACGTTGTTGCTCGGAGTAACGATTGTCCCATCTACAGTTTCAGTAACGACTGTTGATTGCTGTATCAACCTTAAAGTATTTCCATAAAATACTACACCATAACTCATTGGTGACATTATTTGTTGAGACAACATAAATGATATAGGCAAGTTTTCTAAATCGTCCGTTAGATTGCCTTGCGGATCATAAAGACTGGCTACTATTTTCTGAACAACACCCAATCTCAACACCTTCGCCGGCATACTAATCCAAATCGGCAGTTCGAATGTTAGTGTTGCGATGTCTATTGACTCAGTTCCCATTTGAGGAATTGATCTGCTTGTCCAAGTCGTGCCCGTCAACCGCACTACACTCAAACTTGTCCAATCAAGATAGTTGTCTGTATTCTGTATTTCAAAGTCGGGGTTAAAGATAGAGCAAATCTGCTCAAGTATTTGAAGTTTCTGTTCTTTATTACTAGACCAAATATCTAACTTCAGTGTTAGTTTGTATGGCGCTGGCATAGGACGTTCGATAGTGAAGGCATTGCCTTGACCGTTTCCCCACGTGTCAGTAGTAGAA